GTATATCGGTAAGAAGATGGTGGCGTTCAGAGTGTCCGAAGATAACATGGACCTGTTTCGCTCTGCAGTGAAGGCTATTCAGAGCATTCGCTTTCCCTCCAAGATGCTCGAAGCCAACTTCAATCGTCTGACACCTAAAGAACTAAAGGCGTATGAAACCAATGACGGTGGTGTCTTTACCGTCTATAAAGGCTCCGATCAAATCGACCTCGCGGACATACTCGAGGCGAAAGTGGAAGTGGAGCCGGGGCATTTGACTTGGATTCTCGAAGGAGTTTATAACTTCGTTCTTCTGATGCACCAGGTGCAGAACAAGATGTTCGGTGGATTAGAACCGGACTCGGTCTTCATCAATCCCAAGTTCCGAACCGTGCATGTCTTGGGCGGTTGGTGGTTCACCGAAACACTCAACGGTACTCTCAAAGCTCTTCCCAACTGGATCATTCCGATACTGCCTAACAGTATCATCAAGGCTAAGAAAGCCGCACCGGCTATCGACCAGATCGCTATCAAGACACTTGGAATCCGACTCCTGGGCGACGAGACGATGGTCGGCTCCAAGCTATTGAAGATGGGAAAGAAGTACCAACCGCTGATCACTTTTCTCCGATCACCTCATTCGGAGAGCACTATCAAGGAGTATGGTGAATGGAGTAAGATCGTAAAGGATCTACCGAGGTTAGATTTACCAATCACATTCAATGACATCTACCGATAGGGGTAAAAACGATGGGTTATTCGACATGGTCTACACGAGATTGGACGTCGTATTCTGCTACGACAGCAACCAAAAGCACGGCAGAGATCTTCACCAAAAGCACTATCGATACCGATCTCAATCCGTATAAGGTGCTGGTGAGAGAGAGCCGCGATTCGGACTTCAACCCTAATAGCACACCGATCATCGTCGGTTGCGATGTAACGGGGTCTATGGGTATGATTGCCGATCATCTGGTCCGCAAGGGCATCGGTACCTTCTTCGAAGAGCTGTTAAACCGCAAGCCGATTACCGACCCGCATATGATGGTTATGGGCATCGGCGACGCCGCTTACGATTCATCTCCATTGCAGGTCAGTCAGTTCGAAGCCGACTTGACTATCGCCAAATGGCTCGAAAAGCTCTATATCGAGCATGGCGGCGGTGGCAATCGATACGAATCTTACGATCTACCATACTACTTCGCGGCGAATCATACTTCGATCGATTCCTGGGAGAAGCGATTCAAGAAGGGCTATATCTTCACCATCGGTGATGAGGAAGCGCCGCCCAAGACGTTCGCCAAGCAGGTGGAGAAGTTCATCGGCGACGAGATGACGCAGGATATGCCTTTCGCGGATACGCTGGCTCAAGCGCAAAAGATGTATCACTGCTATCACATCATAATCGCTCAAGGTAGTCACGCTCACTCGTATCCCGATCAAGTGAAATCCTCGTGGCGCGCGGTTATGGGACAGAACGCCATCTGGTTGGAAGACTATAACAACCTGAGCGAAGTGATCGTCAGCACCATTCAGCTAAACGAGGGCGCCGATAAAGCCGAAGTGCTGAAGAGCTGGAGTGGTGCAACGGGTATGGTTGTATCGAGAGCCCTGGACGGTGTCGGTACCGGCGAGATGACCATTCATCCAACCGTTACCACCGGGCGTGGTGTAAAGAGAATCTAACACAGGAGAAGATAATCTATGATGAGAGCTTATAACGTTTTTTGGTGGAACAAGAAAGATGGGAAGGAATCCGTCGATCTGAATGCGTTAATCGTAACCGATTCTGTCGATAAGGTCTTCGATATCTTCAGACAGAACTTCCCCGACAACGATGTCGAGCTGATCTCCAACATCGAGCTCATGACTGCAACGGTGGTTGTCGGCTAAAATGAAGATCTCCTTACGGCGTATAAATACATATTAAAAGACGCCGTAAGGAGACCAATAATGTCATCACCTCACAACACACTGAATCCTTATTTTGATTTCTATCATCAGACGAACGAGCAGAACTTTTATGCCGATTTCATCGATGAAGAGATCCGAATAGCTGGAACCGAATGTCTTTTCATTCCTAAAACCTACGAATCTGTCGATAAGATTTTAGGTGAGCCCTATAAGACTCTTTATGATCGTTATTACCCGATAGCGTGTCGTTTGACCACACCCGAAGGATATGGGGGTGACGGCGACATGATGACGCAGTTTGGTTTACGATTCATGAATACCAGCGAATGGGTTATCAGCAAGAGGATGTTCAGAGACCTCAAAATACCCGATAGGCTGGTTAGACCGCTGGAAGGCGATTTACTGATGGTGGGACCGTCGGGATCGGCTGGACCGGAAACTCATATCGATCCGCAATTCACTTACAGCCTGATGGAGATTACCTATGTCAAGCACGAAGTTCCTAACTGGCCCTTAGGTCGATACTTCGTCTTTCAAGTGATGTGCCAACTCTTTGTGGCTTCCTATGAGAAGTTCGAAACCAAATCTAACGATGTCGATGTTCAAAACTTTCAGAACAGCAATGAGTCTAATTTGCAGATTGCTGCCAATCAAGATATCGAGAGCGTCAAGCCTCAACTGTTAGATTTTTCAGAGAAGAATCCGTTTGGTAACTTATAAGGAAATCACATGAGACCATCATTTTTCTATTATCAAACCGTTAAAAACGTGATTGCCGCCTTCGGTACGATCTTCTCCGATGTTATCTATGTCAACGATTACGGACAAGAGGTACTGGTTCCCTTGCACTACGCACCCAGAGAGAAGTTCGTAGAATTCATACAAGTCAAACCCGACTACGATAACGCCCTGGACACGGATACCACTCTTCCAAGATTTGGGTTCGAACTGATTTCTGTCGATTTCGATTCCACGCGAATGCTAAATCCTATGAGCCGAATGACGCATAGGACGGATTCGGAATCTCGCTACATGTTTAACAGAGTGCCCTACAATTTTGCCTTCAACTTGTATCTTGCCGCTCGCAAGTTCGAAGATAGTTTAAAGATAGTCGAGCAGATCGTACCTTTCTTTACTCCTGACCTGAACATAACCATCAGAGATAAAGAAGACTTCGACATATCGACAGATATCCCGGTTGTACTGAATAACACCAGCTTCGTGATAGATTACCAAGGCTCCTTTGAAACACGAAGAACCATCCAATGGGACTTTTCCTTTACCGCGAAGGGCTATCTATACAGCAACGTGAGAGAGCAGACGCGCATCAAGGAAACCATCATCAAGATGACTAACCAGGATTTCAATAAGGTTTATGAGTCGTTCATCAGTGAAGTGGAGCCGCGCGCAGCTAACAAGACGGATCCGTATATCATTAAAGACACGATTATCGATGGACCACCACCGAGCAAGCTGACAATCAACTTCGGTTCAGGAGAACTTCTCGAAATGGGACCGTCGCAAGACACTCGATACACCATCTTCGGTATCAGAGAGATGAGCACCGGATCGACAATGAGCGTGGTGCCTATGCCAGGCAGTTTATAATCCAATGAGGTGATATAATGATGCAAGTGAAAGCCGTAATCGGAGCAGGGTATGGTGATGAAGGCAAGGGGATGTGGACGGACTATCTGGTAAGAACCAGTGAGAAGCCTATAGTCGTCAGAAACAACGGTGGCGCTCAAGTGGGGCATACCGTCGTGGTTGGTGATAAGAGGCGCATCTTCAGTCATCTCGGCTCCGGTACTCTGAGAGGAGCCCCGACACTCTTCACTCGAAATACGGTCGTCAATCCGATGCTCTATCTGAAGGAGACGAAAGGTAGAAACGCCGGGTTGAACCCCAAAGTCTATATCGAGTCTCAAGCTCAGGTTACTACCCCCTTCGATATGCTGCTCAACCAATGCTTGGAGATGAATAGGGGCGACGGTCGTCATGGATCTACGGGAACCGGATTCGGTGTTACCTTGGAAAGAGTGGAAAGAGGACTGACTCTCTCCTACAGAGACATTACCACCGGCACCAATTACAAGAGGCTGACGGAGATCAGAACCTGGTGTCAAAATCGTCTGCCCAAACCTATCAACTCTTTTATGGAGCAAGCGCACGACTTCTTCATTCATAAGGAGATGCTGGAGATGTTCATCGATGACTGCAACGAATTCTGCGAGAAGACGGAGACTTGGAAAGACACTTTTAAGAATTATGAGACCGTTATCTTCGAGAACGGACAGGGGTTGATGCTCGATCAAGAGTTCGGTGAGTTTCCAAACGTCACGCGCTCCAATACCGGATTTAGAAACGTCGGTAAGATGATGAAGAGTCTGGGCTGGTTTAATCAGGTACCTACTCATGTCTACTATCTTAGCCGCTGCTACACAACCCGACACGGTGCCGGTCCTCTTCCCGATGAGAACCATTCATTGCCCGGTATCGCAATGACGGATGAAACGAACGTACCGAACGAGTTCCAAGGAACTCTGAGGTTGGCACCGCTTAACCTGTATGACATACAACGTGCTATTCGATGGGATCAGGTTTCCCATCCCAAGAATACCACCAAGTATAAAGTCTTAACCTGCTGCGATCATATCGTAAAGGGCGAGAACGCTAAATACATCGATCGCGATGGTAGATTTATTATCACTGATTACGATCAGTTCATCGATAAGATGGATCAGGAG